CTCGGAGTCAAGGACCACAAAAGAAGGCAGAGAGGACAGCCTTTCGTACCGCTTTGATTCACGTGTACGACAAAACTCAAGCACAGTCTCAACATGGCCATCAATTCCTGTTTCTGTGTCAACAAAATCATTGTCTGACACGTCAGAGCCTGTATCGGGGTCGCCGCTAGTTGGATTGAAAGTGGCAATCATCGGTGGCTCATCAAATTCTAAAACTGTGTTGAAAACGGCCTGAGATATGCGAAGACGTTCGTTGGTCGACCGGACATTATCATGATACGTGTCACAGAGAATGTGAATGAGTTCGTTAAATGACACGTCGCGGACATGATGCCGCTCATGTGACGCAGGGGCATTTTCGGGCACAACCCACCTGAAGAGCCTAAAAATGGCATAATCATCTGGTAGCTTGCCTCTAACCTTGTCCTTATCTAAACGACCATTTGTCAAATACTCAGGACTAACGCCATACTCGACATCAAGCAACCGTCGGTAATACGCTCCCTTGTCTCCATCAACCTTCTCAAAAACAGTGCGGAGGCCATCCGATGAATTACCTGCAAGGCCGATAATCTTAAGCGACGAAGCTGTCATCCCTTTGTCAAATGCCATGTTGAGTGGCGTCGGATTGGGGGAGATCAGGCCCAGTAAAGACCTGAGCATAGTCTGTGATTTAAGGCACTCGCTTGGCACAGTTGTGGTTTCATCCATTATAAGTCCCATCGTCCTTGGCGTAATCGGGTCGCCAAAGTTGGACGCGGGATCGCAGCTACAAATCAAATTCTTGAGGATCGGTTGAATGCGACGCCTCAACTCAGATGGCAACAGCGCAATGACCCCATTTGTGACGATCAGGTTGAGCATGAACGTTTTGCCCAGGCCTGGTGGCCCACTGAGGTGGAAGCCAACGGGTTCAATATAATCATCAGCACAGAATGACGAGGACAACGCGACTAAACGCGCGCAGATGCGGTTGTATAGCGACAATATAATACTCGTTGTGCACTTGTCAATAACTTTTTGATCCTTATCAACTGCATTTCTGAGATCGGCCGCTATTTGTTGACCAACAGGGATCAACG